AAACTACATCGTGCGCGTGAACGACCGATGGTTCCGCATCGACAACTCATCGCTGCCGGTCACCCTTCACGGCGAAGTGTTCGACCTCCCGTCCGATGCTCGCCCCGGACGATGGGCCGTGCAATGCACCGTCGCGCCCCAGTGACACACCACCCGCACACCCACAACCCGCAAGGCGCCCCGACACCAGTGAACACCACCACCGCCAACATCGCCCGCGCCATGCACGACCAAGGCTGGTCGCCGCTCCCGCTCCCCGCCGGCAAAAAGTACCCGCCACCCGACGGCTACACCGGATACGCCGGACGCAACCCCACCACCGCCGACATCGACCGCTGGGACTGGACCGGCAACATCGCCCTCCGCCTCCCACCCGACGTCATCGGCATCGACGTCGACGTCTACAAAGGCGGCAACGTCAGCGAACTCGAGAACCTCTACGGCGAACTCCCACCCACCATCTGGTCCACCAGCCGCACCGACGGCAGCGGCATCAGCCTGTTCCGCGTCCCACCCGGCACCACCATCAACGCCAACCCCGCCAACGCCATCGAAGCCATCCAAGCCCACCACCGCTACATGGTCGTCTGGCCCAGCATCCACCCCGACGGCGGCCAATACGAATGGCTCGACGAAACGTCCGGCGAAACACTCGACCACGCCCCCGACATCGACGACCTCCCCGACATGCCCTGGGCATGGATCGAAGGCCTCGCCGTCGCCAAAGGAGAAACCGCCACAGCCGCCGCACCAGCCGACGTACGCGCCTTCATCGACCGCAACACCACCGGCACCGCCCCCGGCCGACTCCGAGGCGTACAGAGCCGCCTCGACAACTACCAAGGCTCACGCCACGACACCCTCGTCGAAGTCGCCTGCTGGGCGCTCCGAGAAGCCGAAGCAGGCTGCTACACCGCCCAAGCCGCCATCGACGTCCTCGACGCCTGGTGGCACCGCGTCATGGACGACCCCAACCGCCTCGACGGCTCCGAGTTCGGCGCCGCCATCCGCTGGGCCACCGCCCAAGCCACCCTCGACCCCGCCCGCATCGAACAAATCAAAGCCGAAACCAAGACCACGGCCCCGGCTCAGGTGCCAACACCGCCGCCGAACATCGACCCCGACACCGGCGAAATCCTCCAACCACACAACACCCGCAACCTCCCCGACGCCTTCTGGGAAGCACGCCCCGAACTCCACCACATCCGCCAAGCAGCCCACAGCCGGCTCACCTCAGCCGACGCCGTACTCATCTGCACCCTCGCCCGCATCACCACCCTCATCCCACCCAGCAACGTGCTCCCCGCCATCATCGGCGGCGAAGTGTCCGCCAACCTGTTCGGATCCATCGTCGACCCGTCCGGAGGCGGCAAAAGCGCCGCCATGAGCGTCGCCCGCCGCCTCGTCCCCATCATCCGCAAAGACATCATCGACCCCATCCTCCCCTCGAGCGGCGAAGGCCTCATCGAAGCGTTCATGGGATGGGTCGAAGAAGAAGGCGACGACGGCAAGAAACGCAAAGAGCGCAAACAGGTGATGAACGCCGGGTTCGCCTGGGTCGACGAAGGCCAAGGCCTCCTTGCCCAAGCCGACCGCTCCGGCAGCACCATCATGGAAACCATCCGCTCCGCCTGGATGGGCCAAGACCTCGGCCAACACAACGCCAGCGAAGACCGCAAACGGTGGCTCAAAGAACACCGCTACCGGCTCTCCATGGTCATCGGCTTCCAACTCGCCTACGCCGCCCACCTCATCGGCGACTCCGAAGGCGGCACCCCGCAACGCTTCACGTTCGCCCTCGGCACCGACCCCAACATCGACGACAACGTCACCTGGCCCGGCACCCTCGACCTCGAACGGTGGCCCAGCTACGGCACCCTCCTCACCGACATCACCGTCGACCAGGACGTCCAAGACGGCATCCGAGACCGACGACGCGCACGCTCCCGCGGAGAACTCACCGTCGACCCGCTCGACGTCCACCAAGACCTCCGCCGGCTCAAACTCGGCGTCGCCATCGGAGCGCTCAACGGGCGCCTCGAGATCAACGCCGAAGACTGGGAGCTCGCCTGCGAAATCGACGACACGTCATGCTCCGTGCGCTCGCTGGCTGTCGAAGTGGACCGCACCCGCAAAACCCACGAACGACAGACCGGCATGCGCCTCGCCATCGAACGAGACGAAGCCGTCGAAGCCGCCGTGATCCGACGCGCCATCGAAGGCGGCTGCCGATCGATCTCTCGCCGAGTGTGGCGAGGATCGAACGAAGGCAAACCGTGGACGCTCAACGCTGCGTGGCGGCTCGTGAAGAGTTCGCACCGCGACAACGCCGACCGAGAAGCAGCGCTCGCCCTCGCCGTCGACCGGGGCTGGCTCGTCGACATCGACGACGAGCTCCACCGTGGGAAGGTCGACCCGCGATGAGGGGCCGCGCGGCCCCTTTCGCGGCCCTTTTTCGGCTACGCGGCCCCCGCGGCCCGTTCGCGGCCCCTCCCTGTCGCGAGAGCGAAAAACGGCCGAAATACCTGATAGATGATGATTTACAAGACTTCACGCGAAGGGGGGTCTTTTTCCCCGCGCTAGGGAGGGGCCGCGAACGGGCCGCGGGCCGCGAAATGGGCCGCGCGGCCCATCGAGGGGCCGCGCGATGAAACCGCCCCAGAACCCTCCGCCAACCCTCGACCCCGGCCCGCTCGTCGAGCACATCGGCGACGGCGTCCGAGGAGCAGCGAGACGCCTCGGCGTCGACCCGTCGCTGCTGTGCCGGCCGCTCACCTTCGCCCAGGCCGACCGCTTCGCCATCGCCGTCGGCAAACACCCCATCGACATCTGGGGACCCGACGTCTGGTGGAGCAATGACTGAACCCAACCCCGAACCACAAGGAGCACCCATGAGCCACGACGAGACCGACACCGCCCCCGAGCCCTACCGCCCCCAAGTGGGCGACGTGGTGGCACCGTGGCCCGGAGAGGACGCCGGCGAGCGCCTGACCGTCACCGCCACCGACAGCACCCACTTCATCGGCCGCGACGTCCGCGGCGTTCGGTGCGTTCGAGCCCTCGACCGCGACTGGGTCAAGGTCGAGAGCCGCACTCCGATCAACGCCTGCTGGCTCAACTGGTACAAGTTCGGCAAAGGAGGGGCCTATCGCACGCGTCGAGAAGCTGACGACAACGCCAACACCGGTCGCCTGTTCGTGGTTCACGTCGGGATGCGCGACGGCGAGTGCTTCGCAGAGATCGAACCCTTGCAAGAATGAGTCAACGCTCTTTGCAACGCTTTGCGCCATGACGCGCCGCCGGTACACCGACGAAGAGAAAGCCGAAGCGCTCCGCCTCGTCGCCGAGCACGGCCACGGAGAAGCCGCACGCCGTACCGGCATCAACCCGGGCACCATCGGCTCCTGGGCGACCCGAGCGAACGTGTCGAGCCCTGACCCGGTCACGTCGCTCGCCCCGGTCGCCAAGCGGCTCGCCACCACCGTCGAACGCAAAGAGGCTCTTGCAAGCAACTTGCTCGACGACCTCGAACGGCTCCGTCAGCGCATCTTCGCCCCGATCGTCGTGCGCAAGCCGATGAGCGTCAGCCTCGGCCGAGGCTCTGGCTCGGAGATCGAGATCGTCGACGTGAAGCTCGACCAGCCCACACCGCAAGACCAGCGGGCCCTGGTGTCGGCGATCGCCACCGGCCTCGGTGCCGTGCAGCTGCTCACCGGCGAAGCGACCGAGCGCATCGAGCAGGTGCAGTCCGGCATCACACCGGAGAAGCGTGCTGAGGCCGCTGAGGCTGCCCGTGACGAGCTTGCGGCCCGACGCCGGACATCAGCGGCGTGAGTGACCTGGCTGCCCGTCTGCGCCGCACACGCGCCCAACTCGCCGCCGCCCGCCTCGCCAGCATGCGCAACCCGGACAGCCACGAACTGCGGGTGCGGGCATTCGCCCTGGCTGCCACCGTGCGAAACCTCGAAAGCCTCGAATGACCACCGTCGACGCCGAACGCCAACTCGTCGACGACGCCGCCCTCTGGTCCCTCGAGCTGTGGCTCACCCGCGTCCTGCCCGACTACATCGGCGCCACCAGCCTCGAAACCCCCGACCAGGCCGACGCCCTCTTCGCCAACCATCACCGCGACTTCTGGACGTGGGTGCGTTCCATCGAAACCGACGTGCGCCCACCCGAAGCGTTCATCTCCATCTGGTCACGCGGTGGCGCCAAATCGACCAGCGCCGAGCTCGCCGTCACCGCCGCCGGCTGCACCGGCCGCCGCCGCTACGTGCTGTACGTGTGCGAAATACAAGACCAGAGCGACGACCACGTCTCCAACATCGCCACCATGCTCGAATCGGACGGCGTCGAACGCTTCTACCCCGACATGGCGAAACGCTTGGTCGGCAAGTTCGGCAACTCGAAAGGGTGGCGCCGCAACCGTGTGCGCACCGCCACCGGGTTCACCGTCGACGCCATCGGCCTCGACACCGCCAGCCGCGGTGTGAAGCTCGAAGACCAGCGGCCCGACATGATCGTGTTCGACGACATCGACGGCCACGAAGACTCGCCGCGCACCGTCGCCCGCAAGATCCGCACGATCACCAAAGCGCTCCTCCCGGCCGGTGCCGACGACGTCGCCGTCATGGTCATCCAGAACCTGGTGCACCGTGACGGCGTCGTCGCCCGCCTCGCCGACGGCCGCGCCCAGATGCTGGCCCGCCGCATCGTGTCCGGCCCGATCCCTGCCGTCGACGGTCTCGTCACCGAGCATCAGCCGGCGTCGGACGAGTTCCCGAACGGCCGTGACGTGATCGTCGCCGGGGAAGCGAACTGGCAAGGCCAGGACCTCGACACCTGCCAGAAGAACATCGACGAGTGGGGCCTGGTGGCGTTCCTCGAGGAAGCCCAGCACGACGTCACGTCGAGGGAGGGCGCTCTGTGGTCGAAGGCGCAGCTGGCCGTGCGGCGCGGCGTGTGCCCCGTCGAGGCGCTCACCCGGGTCGTGGTGGCCGTGGACCCGTCCGGCGGCTCCGGCCCCGACAACGATGCCCAAGGCATTGTCGTCGCCGGTCTGGACGCTGCCGGTGATCCGTGGGCGTTGGATGATCTGACGTGCCAGGAGTCCCCGGCCGGTTGGGCGCGCATAGCGATCGAGGCGTGGCGCGACTGGGATGCCGACGAGATCGTCGGCGAGTCGAACTACGGCGGCGACATGGTCGCTTCGACGGTGCGCCTGGTGGCCGAGCAGATGCTGCGCGCCGGGGAGATCGACCGAATGCCGTCGGTGCATCTGGTGACGGCGTCGAAGGGCAAGCGGGTGCGTGCCGAGCCGGTGGCGGCGCTGTACGGGCGCCCGAAGGACGAGCCGACGTGGTCAACGGCGCGTGCACATCATGTGACTGGTCTGGTCGAACTGGAGGACGAGATGACGACGTGGGATCCCGACAAATCGAACTGGTCGCCGAACCGCTTGGATGCGCTGGTGTGGGGCTTCGTGCGCCTGCTGGGCATCACGTTCGGCAATGGTGGCCGTCGTCGCCGTCGGAGCGTGGCGTCGTGAACGTCTACTCGATCCGCGTGCAGGGCGCTGACGGCGTGAACGTCGAGGTTCAGGTGACCCGCGAACTCCTCACCGACGACAGGGCGATGGGCCCCGTGCTCGACATGCTTGACGCCAGGGCCGAGTCGCCTGTGGTGCACGCCGACCTCCCGTCCCTGCAGGTCGACTTCCCGTCCGCAAGCGGGACCCCGTGGACGCCGGAGCCGCGAGGGAGCTCAGGCGAGAACTGGGAGCACATCGAATGACCGGCACCGAGCTCATCCTCCCCAACGGCCGCAGCATCGACGTACGCGACCGCACCCACACCCTCGAACAACGCGACCCACGCGCAGCCACCACCAACCTCGGCTACCAAACCCCGACACTCCCCATGGTGCAAGAGTGGGACGCCACCCAGGCGTTCCGCTACGGCTACCTCGCCAACGTCATCGGCTACCGGGCCGTCCAAATCCGCGCCACCGCCGCCGCCTCCGTCAACCTCGTCGCCGGCACCGACCCGGCCAAACCCAACGACATCAACCCGAACAGCCCCATCCTCAAGCTGCTCGGCCCACCGCCCGGCGGACCCGCCAAAGGCCTGTCGGCCCGCAAGCTGATCCGCTGGACGTTTGCCCAATGGATCGTCACCGGCCGGTTCGGCTGGGAGATCGAGCACCCCGACACCAACACCAGCGGCCCGCCCGTCGCCCTGTGGCCGCTCGTCTCCGCCAGCCTCGACGCCGTCCCCTCCAAAGGCGGCTCCGACTGGTTCAAGTCGTTCAAGTACGGCTCCTGGTCCGACCGCAAAACGCTGTCGGCCGACCAGGTGTTCTACGGCTGGACGCCCGGGCCCCTCGACTTCCGGCAAGCCGAATCAGGCCTGCAAGCCTCCCGGTACGACTTGTCGCTCATCAACCTGTGCGACCGCTACGGCCTCGGCTTCCTGAAGAACAACGCCGTGCCCGCCACCGTCATCACCACCACGAAGTTCCCCGACGAGGAACACAAGGAACGCTTCGCCCGGGCCTGGCAGGGTGAGTTCGGCGGCCCCGAGAACGCCGGTCGTGCGTACATCCATGAGGTCGACGACGACGGTGACGGCCCGGTCGGCGACTCGATCCACATCACGCAACTCGGCCTGTCCCAGAAGGACGCCCGCATGGTCGAGACGCGCAAAGAGGCGCTGCGCGAGGTCGCCTGGTCGCTCGGTGTGCCGTGGTCGAAGATCGACGCCTCCGAGCGCACGTTCGACAACGCCGAGATCGAGGACCGCACCTTCTGGGAAGAAGTGATGCTGCCTGACCTGCAGGACTTCGCCGACGAGATCAACATGCAGCTGGCCCCGCTGTTCGGCTCCGACGTCGTCTGGTTCGACCTGCGTTCGGTGCGCGCCCTGTCGCAGAAGCGCATCAACCCGATCACCGCCGAAGTCGGCGCCCCGTCGATGGTGTTCGCCCAACTCATGCAGATCAACGAGGCCCGCGCCGACTACGGCCTCGAGCCGGTCGAGGACGGCGATCGCATGATGACCGTCGAGGAGATCAACGCCCTTCGTGGCGGCGACATCGGCATCGAAGACCTCGGCACGACACCGCCACCCGCAGCCCCCGACCCGACCGCCGGCGGCGACAGCGACGACGAAGACGAGGACGACGACCAGGACGACGACGACCGCAACGCCGGCGGCGAGCTCGAGACCCGTGTCGCCGACCCCGAAGCCATCGAAGCGCGCCGGGCGCGCCTGTGGTCGCAGACCGACGCCGTTGCCACCAGCATCGAAGGCCGCTGGGTGCGGGCGTTCCGGCGCCTGTTCGCCCGCCAGGAAGAAGCGACGCTGTCACGCCTCACCGGCCGTCGAGGCAAGCAGGCCGGGCTCGGTGAGACCCGCGACGTCAACGACCTCGACACCGACGAGTTCTTCACCCGAGCGTTCTGGGTGACCCAGACCGCCGAGATCGCCGAAGACCTGTACGGCCAGGCAGCCGGGGCCGGCATCGACCGTCTCAACCTGCTGTTCGAGATCGACTTCGACATCTCGGCACCGTGGGTCGACGAGTTCATCGAGGCCCGGGCCCAGCAGCTGGCCGGGCAGGTGACCGACACGACGTACGACGCGATCCGCTCCGAGCTTGTCGCCGGTGTCGCCGACGGCGAGTCGATCGATGATCTTGCCGCCCGGGTGCGCAAGGTGTTCGCTCATGCCGACAAGACCCGGTCGGTGACGATCGCCCGCACCGAGGTCATCAGCGCGTACAACGGCGCCGGGATGAAGGGCGCCGAGATGTTGCCGCGTGACGTGGTGGCCGGTGCCGAGTGGATCTCGACGCGTGACGCTCGCACCCGCGACGCTCACGCTTCGGCCGACGGACAGGTGCGCATGATCGGCGAGCCGTTCGAGGTGGCCGGTGACTCGTTGGAGTTCCCGGGCGACCCGTCGGGCCGTTCCGGCAACGTCATCAACTGCCGGTGCGCGGTGGCGTTTCTGACGCCGTCCGAGTTCTTGGAGGCGTCGAACCGGGCGCGTCCGACCGTCGAGATCCGCACCGCGAAGGCGGTGCTGTCCATGATCCCCGAAGGGCCGCTCGACGAGCTGGCTCTCCGCCGAGTGCTCGAAGGAGCAGCATGACCAAGAAGCATGAGCACCGCGCCGCGGCGGTCACTGACGTGTCCGACGACGGCCGCACGTTCACCGCCCGCGCCGTCGCCTACGACACCACAGACGACTACGACACCCGATTCAAGCCGGGCGTGTTCGCCGCCTCCCTCGAGCAGCGGCTCCCCGTCATTGCTTGGTCCCACGACTGGGCTGACCCGATCGGCCGCGTCACCGACTTCGAGGACCGCGACGACGGCCTCTACATCACCGCCCGCCTGTCCGACCCCGACGACGTTCCACGCGCCCGCCAGGCCCGCTCACAGCTGGCTGACGGCACGCTCACCGACGTCTCCGTCGGCTTCGTGCGACGCGACGCTGTGCGAGCCAAGGACGGCATCGTCGACATCACCGTCGCCGACCTCGACGAAGTGTCGCTCGTCCTGCGTGGCGCGGTGCCCGGCGCGACCGTGACGTCGGTGCGCTCTGGTGCCGTCGACGTTGACGCGGTCGTCGAGATCGCCAAGCGCAAGGCCGCCGGCGAACTCACCGACGACGAAGCCCGGGCCGCCATCGAACTCCTCGGCGACGCCCCCGCCCTCGGCGACGAGCAGGGCGGCGGGCAGGGGAGCGAGCAGGGGAGCGACGGCGGCGAGCAGAACGACGACGACACCGACGACGAAGAGCCCGACGAGGTGGCCGAAGCGGTCCTCGAAGGCGACCTCGACGCAGCCCTCGAACTCGCCGTCGGCCGGTCTGCCGTCGGCCGGTCCCACCAATGAAAGTCGCCGTCTACCCGGCCGACCTCGGCGGCTGCGGCTTCTACCGCATGGCGAACCCAGCCCGGGCGCTCGCCGACCAAGGCTTCGACGTCGACCTGATCCAACCCGACGAACCCGAAGAACGCCAGATGGCCGCCTGGTTCGTCGACACCGACCACGGCCCCAAGGTCGCCGACATGCGCCCCCCCGACGCCGACATCGTCGTCATGCAGCGCCCCCTCGCTCAGCGCACCGTCGCCACCATCGAATACCTCCAAGCCCACGGCATCCGTGTCGTCGTGGAAATCGACGACGACTTCGAAGCCATCGACCGACGCAACACGTCGTGGCCGCGCGTGCAGCCCTCAGCTAACTCGCTCTACAACCGGGACCACCTCCGCCGAGGCTGCGAGATCGCCGACCTCGTCACCGCCACCACCCCGGCCCTCGCCGAACGCTACGGCGCGCACGGCCGCGTCGCCGTGCTCCCCAACTACGTGCCCGAGGCGTACACCCACATCGACACCGAACCGCACGACGGCATCATCGTCGGCTGGTCCGGCTCGATCGACACGCACCCCCGCGACCTGCAGCAGTGCGGCGCCGGCGTCGCCCAAGCCATCGCCTCGACCGGCGCCCAGTTCGCCGTCATCGGCACCGGCAAAGGCGTCCAGAAAGCCCTCAACCTGCGCGACCAGGTGCGAGCGTGCGGCTGGCAGCCTCTCGAGGAATACCCGCACGCCATGGCGCAACTCGACATCGGCCTCGTCCCGCTCGACATCACCCCGTTCAACCAGGCCAAGTCGTGGCTCAAAGGTCTGGAGTTCGCAGCGCTCGGCGTGCCGTTCATCGCGTCACCGACCGACCCGTACCAGGAACTCGCCCGCTACGGCCTCGGTGTGCTCGCCGACAAGCCGAAACGCTGGCGTTCGAAGCTCACCACGATGATCGACGCCCCGGGCCGCCAAGCGCTCGCGGAGGCCGGCCGTGAGGTCGTGCGCGACAACCTCACCATCGAACGGAACGCCGAACGATGGTGGGACGCCTGGGCGCTCGCCCTCGACGCGAAGGCGGCAGCATGAAAGGCTCCATGGACTTCGGGCCGCTCGCCACCCCGAAAGAGATCGCGTTCCGCAAACGCATCGCCGAAGTGAACGGCATCGTCCTCGAGCTCGGCACGATGCGCTGGGACGAGTCCCGGCCCACCCATCACGTCGACTGGCTGCACCCGGACGCCTCCCACGTCCGCGGCGACATGCTCGACGGTCTCGACGTCGACATCGTCGTCGACGCTCACGACATGGTCGACACGTTCAGAGGGCTGTCGTTCGACGGTGCGATCGCCATCGCCGTCTGGGAGCACCTGCATCAGCCGTGGGTTGCCGCCGACCAGTTGGCCGCCGTGTGTGCGCCGGGCGCACCGATCTTCATCTCGACGCATCAGACGTTCCCGATCCACGGCTACCCGGACGACTACTTCCGGTTCTCCGACCGGGCCCTCGCGTCGCTGTTCGACAACCCGTACTGGGACGAGGTCGACGCCCGTCTCTGCCACCCCTGCCAGATCATCCCGCCGTCGACCGTGACGCGCTGGGACCCCGCGGCGCCCGCCTATCTGTGCGTCGAACTCACTGCCACAAGGAGCCACACCCCATGGGAAGCCTGACCAAGAAGAAGATCCCGCCGCCGCGCCGCCGCAAGCACCCGTCGAAGTACGGGTCGTCGGACCTGCGCGCCATGCTCGTCGACGACGGCATCAAGCGCATCCCGCTCGGCGGTCAGTGGGAGGGCGGGCTCGCCTGGATGACCGAGGCCATCGCCCGCATCGCGAAGCTGGACCGCAAGGACCAGGAAACCGTGTTCGACGAGATCAAGGCGGAGATCAAAGCCGAAACCGGCCTCGACCTCCTCGCCGCAGGGTGATGCTGTGAGCATCATCATCGCGGCCGTCGTCGCCGTCATCATCGCCGGCCCGATCGCCGTTGGCATCATCCAACGAAACCGCACCGGCAGTGCCCTCCCGGCCCCCGACGAAGAATGCGAAGTGTGCGCCGGCTGCGCCACCCACGTCATCGTCTCCGACGCCGACGACGCCACCGAACGCGCCATCCGGGCCGAAGGCGGATTCACCGCCATGGCCGCCTACTACTGCGGCGACCACGCCCCCGAACGGGCACGCCCCAGGGCGTAGTCAACACCGTGCGCTGAACTGAACACAGCGCTGACCGACCGACGCCGATTGCTCCGACGTCAGCGAGACAACAACACCCGTCTTGCCGAATACAGGAGCAATCACCATGGCTTTCGAGTCCACCCTCACCGACACGTCCGACCTCGCCGCAGTCCGCGCCGAGCAGCGCGCCGCCGCCGCCTACGCCCTCGAACTGCGCGCCCGTCCCGCCGACCAGCGCGACGAGAACTACGACGCCGACGTGCGCAGCGCCATCGACGTCATCAACTTCAACGACACCATCGAGCGTGCCCTCGCCGCCGCCGAACGCACCGCCGAGCAGAGCGGCCAGCGCGGCTCGCGAGGCCCGAACGCAGCGTTCGCCGACATGGGCGACAGCGAGTTCCGCAGCCTCGGCGAGCAGGTCGTCAACGCCGAAGGCTTCGAGGACTGGGCACGCTCCGGCGGCAGCGGCACCTCGTTCGAGACCGAGGTCCGCACCCCCGTCACCACGTACACCGACGGCACCGCCCCCGGCTCCGGCGTCTTCCTCCCGATCGGCACGCCGACGATCGCCCCCGGCGCCGTCCGCCAGCAGCGCCTGTTCGTCCGAGACCTCCTCTCGACGCAGCAGACCGGCCTGAGCTCGGTGCCGTACATCCAGGAAGTCAACTCGGTGACGAACGCCGGCGGCGCCACCACCGTCGCCGAAGGTTCCGCGAAGCCCGAAGTGACGATGGAGTTCACGCAGGTCGACGCCCCGGCCCGCAAGATCGCCGCCTGGATCCCCGTCACCGAAGAGGCGATGACCGACGCCCCGACGCTCAGCGGGTACATCAACACCCGCCTCACCTACATGGTGATGCTGCGCGAAGAGGCGCAGGTGCTCTCCGGCAACGGCAACGCCCCGAACATCAAGGGCATCACCCAGTTCTCCGGCGTGCAGACCCAGTCGGCGGTCTCCGACGACATCCCGGCGACGACCGCTGCAGCGTTCGGCAAGATCGAGAACGTCGACGGTGACCCCGACGGTGTCGTGTTCAACCCGCTCGACTACTGGGCAGGCGTCGCCGAGCGCCACTCGAACAGCCTCGACAACTCCGGCAACGGCAGCGCCCCGTCGAACATCGCGATGAACGCCCTGTCGTGGGGCGAGCGCTCGATCCGTTCCCGCTCGCTCACCGCCGGCGACGCTCTCGCCGGGTCGTGGAAGATGGGCGCCACGCTGTTCGACCGCACCGGCGTCACCGTCCGGGTCGGCAACCAGCACAGCGACTACTTCACGAAGAACATGGTGGCCGTGCTCGCCGAGAAGCGCACCGCTCTCGCCGTGCACCGCCCCGACTTCTTCGTCGACATGACCATCTCGTTCAGCTGATGACCGGCATGCCGCACACCGGGCAGGACCTTCCCCCGTCCTGCCCGGTGTGCGGCGCCGGTGACTGCTCGACCCCGTACGAGTGGACCGAGGACTACCCGTTCGCCCCAGGAGGCACACCCATGAAGCAAACCCACGTCATCGCCCCGCACCGCCTGGTCGACGAAGTGAATGAGCGAGTCGCCTACGGCATCGGTGACCGCGTCCCGATCGCTGACGCCGTCAAGTACGGCCTGATCGACGCCCCCGCAGGCGACGAGGCCGCCGTCGAAGCCACCCACATCATCGCCACCGAACGCATCGTCGACCCCGAGCTCGGTGTCGTCGTCGTCGGCGTTGGCGACAAGGTCCCGATCGACGAAGCCCGGGCGCTCGGCGTGGTCGGCACCGACGCCGCCGTCGAAGTCGCAGCGCCACCCAAGCGCGGCTCGAAGCGTCAGGCGAAGCCGTCCGAGGACCGGGCGAAGAAGCCGTCCAGCAACCGTACGAAGAAGGCCTGACCGTTGAGCCTCGTCACCGTCGCCCGCTACATCGCCATCACCGGCGACGACACCACTGCCGCGTCCGCAGTGGAAGAAGCGCTCGACGCCGTCGAGGCCGAACTCGAAGACGAACTCGACCGTCCGCTCGCCAACGACGAATACACCGAATCGCTGCGTCCCGATCGGGGTGGCATGTTGTGGCCGCGTGCCACCCCGATCACAGACGGCGGCGACTACCTGATCGACGGCCTCGGCCTGCGTGCCGACGGCATCGCGGTCATCCCGTCGTTCATCAGCGGCGACGACCGCATCAGCGTCACCTACACCGGCGGCTGGACCGTCGACACCATCCCCCGATTCGTCGAACGAGCCATCGCCTGGGCCGCTCACGCCCTCACGCACCCGACCGCCCACACGCCCGGTGACCCGGCCATCAAGTCGAAGCGTGTCGGCGACGTCGCCGTCACCTACCGCGACGGCGGCCCGCAGACCCGCGCTGACGCCCAGATCGTGTGGCCGGCCCGCGTGCTCCGCTACCGCTACAGCGTCCCTCGAGGAACCGGCCGATGATCGTCTCGACCACCACGGTCACGATCACCCGCCGAAACGGCGCAGGCGACCCGTACGAGACCGGAACGACCACGACCGTCGCCACCGGCGTACCCGCCCACATCGGCGCCCCCACCGGCTCCGACACCCGCCTCGGCGGTGAACGCGAGATGGTCGACGCTGCTCTCGTCATCGACCCGACCCCGGCTCTCGCTCACGTCGACGACGTGCTCGACGAGTCCACCGGCGAACAGTGGCAAGTCGTCTGGGTGCGCCAGCGCGAAGGCTTCGACCTCGACCACCAGCGCGCCGGGCTGCGTGCTGTGAAGGGCGCAGCATGAGCGACCTGATCGTCTTCGACGAAGCCGCCCTCGACGAACTGTTCGAATCACCCCGAGGCCCCGCAGGACGCGACCTCGCCCGCCGTTCCGTGCAGGTCGAATCGGCAGCCAAACGCCTCGCCCCGGTCGACACCGGGCGCCTGCGCTCCTCGATCAGCCGAGAGCTCGGCGAAGACACCGACGGCCTCGTCGCCCGCGTCGGCACCAACGTCGACTACGCCCCGCACGTCGAGTTCGGCACGATCCGCATGCGCGCCCAGCCGTACCTGCGCCCAGCACTGTCGGCGGCGAAACGATGAGCGACTGGCCCGACATCGAAGGCGCCATGCGCGACTACCTGCGCGCCGACACCGCCGTCAACGCCCTCATCGGGAACCGGCAGTTCTTCGCCGTCCCAGCCACACCCACGTACCCGCTGCTCACCGTGTCACGCGTCGGCGGCGGGCAGGACGCCGACACCGACGCACCCATCGACGTCGCCCTCGTCTCCATCGACATCTGGGGCGAACTCGACGCCAACGGATACGGCGACAAAGCCGGAGCCCTCGCCGTGGTCAACGCGGTGCGCTCTGCTCTAGAGGCGATCAGCGGTCGCACGACTCTCACCAACGGCGTCACCGGACACGGTGCCGAAGTGGTGGGGGTCGCGTGGGCGCCAGATCCCGACAACGGGAGACCCCACTACGCCGTGACCGCAGAGGTCACGGCCACTAGCTCATAGGAGGAGCGTCATGGCAGCAGGTGGAAGCTCAGACAACATCAAACTCGGCCCCGGCCGGATCTACTTCGCAGCGGTCGGCACCACCACGCCGGTCTCGGCGTCAGCAGCGCTGCCGTCGGCGAACTGGACCCCGCTCGGTTACACCGAGGCCGGCAGCGAGTTCGAGGTCGCGATCACGACCGAAGGCATCGAGGTCGAAGAGGAACTCGACCCGGTGCTCTACAGCCCGACGAAGCGCGAAACGAAGTTCCGTTTCCAGGCCGTCGAGACGACCGTGTCGCGCCTCGCCCTGGCCGTCGGAACCGGCGCCGAACGTGCCGACGACGCAGCCGTCTTCAAGTTCCCGGCACCGTCGGCGATCGTGCCCGTCCAACTCGTCTGGGACTCCGACGAGACGCCGACCGCGACGAACAGCCGCATCATCTTCCCGAAGGCGTACCCGACCGGCACCATCCGCATCGCCCGCCGCAAGGCACCCAACAAGGCGACGATCCCGATGGAGTTCCTGCTCGCCTACGACTCGGACGCAGCAACCACGGCGATCGTGTACCCGAACTCGTCGGGTCTGATCTGAGCCGGCCGTGACGAACCGCGACTTCGACGCAAGTCGCCGGGCCTACCACGTCGAACGAGACCCCGTCTGCTTCACGCTCGGCGGGGAATCGTTCGACGTGGTCCTCGACCCATCGCTCGGCGACACGTTCGACCTGTACGACGCCCCAGAGGTCCGCACCGATGCCAACGGCATCGTCCTGTTCGACCAGAACAACGGCGACGACATCGTCCTCGTCCGCACCCTGCAGCGCTTCATCGAACGGTCCATCCCGATCGAGCAGCGCCCCGCCTTCCAACGGGCCATGTACCGCATCCCCGCAGCCGAAGCCGGCGTCATCATCGAATGCGCCATGTGGATCGTGGAGCAGATGACGTCTTTCCCTACCGAGCCGCCCGGGAACTCCTCCTCTGGGCGGCAAGCAGCTGGAGCCGACTCCAACACGAACTCGGCTGGGAACAACCCCTCGAACTGATCCCGGCGCGCCGGGCGTACCCGATGATGTACCACTCGATCGCATCGAAACTCACCGAGGACCGACGAGTCGAACTCGACGCGCTCCTCGGTGACCTCGACGCCGTCGAGTCGCTGCGTGAACGCAACGTCGAGAACATGCAGGCAGCCGGCTGGAAGGTGATGTCGTGAAGATCGCCACCGCGTTCGTCGAGATGCGCGTCGACTCCGACAAAGCGAAAGACGAGGCCCGCAGCGAAGCGCGTGACGTCGCCCAGGAGATGACCAAGCAGTTCGCCCAGTACTTCTCGGCGGCTGTCGTCGTGAAGGGGCTGAAAGACGCCGTGGATGCCGCCTCGCGGCTCGAGCAGGCGGTCGGCGGCACCGAGGCCATCTTCGGTGAGGCGTCGGCGTCGGTCGACAACTTCGCCAAGACGAGCGCGGAAGCCCTCGGCATCTCCGAAGCGTCGTTCCGTGAGATCACGTCGCAGATCGGCGGCCTCCTCAACGGGCTCGGCTTCACGCAGGAAGAGTCGGCGAAGACGTCGATCTCGCTCACGCAGCTGGGCGCCGACCTCGCCGCCACGTTCGGCGGCAAGCCGGAAGAGGCCGTGCAGGCTCTCGGCGCTGCGCTGCGTGGTGAGTTCAACCCGTTGGAGCGCTTCGGTGTGTCGCTGCGCGTGTCGCAGATCAACCTGAAAGCGGTCGAGCTCGGCCTCGCCGAATCGACGACGCAGGTTGACGGCAACGCCCGGGCGCAGGCAGCGCTCGCCCTCATCACCGAGCAGACCGCCCAAGCTCAGGGCCAGTTCGGTCGCGAAGCGGAGACGGCGGCAGGGAAGTCGGCGATCCTCGCCGCCAAGTTCGAGGACGCCAAAGCCACCCTCGGCACCGAACTGCTCCCCATCTTCGTCCAAGGCGTCGGCGTGCTGCAGACCATGGTCGAAGCGTTCTCCGCCCTCCCTGGCCCCGTCCAGACCGTCGTCGTGGCCCTCGTCGCCATCAGTGTCGTGTCCGGCCCGATACGCAACGCTGCGAGCGCTGTGCGCGGAATGAGCACCGCCATGACAAGCGCCTCGGCGTCGGCTGTGGCGATGAACGCTGCGATGGCCGCGGTCGTCATCGCCTACGTCGGCCACCAGCAGAAGATGCAGAAGGCCAACGAGCGGTTCGTCGAGTCGATCACCGAGATCGGCGAAGCGTCCGACGAGTCGATCGGCACCGTGTTCGTCAACTCGCTGATCGCCGGATCGTTCGCCGGCAAGAGCCTCGAGGAACGTCTCGCCGAGATCGCTGACGGTTCCATCGAAGGCGCCCGCCGCATGCTCGACCTCGAAGCGTCCACCGGGGCGCTCACCGAAGCGTTCGTGCTCAACGGGTCGACCGCCGAGCATGCCGCCACTGTCATCGCCGGTCTCGAAGCAGCCGTCGCCGAAGAGGAACGAGCCACAGCCCAGGCCGAGCAGACCGCTTCCGAGTACGGCTCGACCCTCGACGGTGTCACTGAATCGACCGACGACGGCACCACGGCGACCCGCGAATACTGGGAGGCTCAGACCGGTCAGATCGCAGCGTTCGAAGCGCAGCGCAAGTCGGCCGCCGATCTCGAAGCCGAACTCGAACTGCTCATCGACGCCGTCAACCGGGCGAACGGTGTGATGTACGTCCACGAAGAGGCCGCGATCCGGCTCGATCAGGCGTACGACGACTACAAAGCACAGATCGCCGAAGGCACGGCGATCCTCCAAGACGAGACGTCGACTCTCGAAGAAAAGGAGAAAGTGCTCGAGGACCTGCGCCTCACCGAGATCGCCCTGGCGAAAGACGCCCTGGCGACTGCGGAGGCGTTCGCCGAAGAGCAGGGCC